CTGGAGAGTTATAAACACCAGCAATCATAGGAACACTGGTGTTGTTTGGATCCACTGAACCAAAAGTGGGAGCAGTCTTCTGACCAGCAGATGATGAAGCCACTTGTGGTTTCTGAGCTGGAACAGAAACTGGCAACACAGAAACCTGCATTGGTTGTGGAGGAGTGCTGAACAATTTTTCAACGGTCCTAGCAGCGGGTGATGGATTTGCTTTGAGATTCTCCAAAAACTCTTCATTTGCTGGTTCAGCGCCTTGTGGAAGAACTGGAGCATCAGTTCCCTCAGGTCTCTCGGGTTTTGCAACCTTAGAGGTATCCATTGTGGGTGTTTTAGGTTCGGGAATTCCTAATTGACTATTCCATTGCAGAGTGCTAGGATCATGTCCCTCATATAATCCACCTTCTTTAGTTGAGTCTATAATTTGTTTTTCAATTTCCTGAGAAGTGGGAGCTGCCTCAGGAGCATATTCTTCCATTCTTGATTCAGCATATTCAAGATCGTTTTTTAACTTTTTAAGTTTCTCTTGAGCCCTTTCAAGCGAAGCTTCCGTATTTGATCTGAACCCACCCTTAACTGCTGGATCTTCAAGCATCTTTGTAAGTCTGGCAATATATTGTTCTGTTTTCTTTATCTCACCAGAAACCCTATCTTTTTCTTTTTCAGCTCTACCTAATTCATTGTCTGCATATTCTTTTCCGCCGCCCCTGAACAAGCTGCTCAACCATCCACCAAACATTCCACCTGCACGAGCAGCCTCCACATCACCGCCAGTGGCCCCTGCAAATGCTGGAGCAGCTGCTTCTACTTCATCAAATGTTCGTCTAGATTCCTTTTCTTCTTGAGTAAGCTCTGGCAATCCCTGTGCAGCTCTTACTTCATCTTCCTCCTTGTTCTCTTGTTCTTGTCTTCGTAGATCTTCTTCATAGTTTATTGCTGCTTGTCTTCCAGCCATAAGACCAGTGAGAGCCAACATAAACAAAGGATTTGTAAAGATTGTCCACAATCCTTTTATAAGAGGAGTGAAGATCTTCAAAAAACCAAGGAGTTTCATTCCAACATCAAGAGCCACCAGAGCCAGAATTCCTGTGAGAATCTTACCTCCATGATCTCTGATGAAATCTGCAAATCCCTTTACCTTATCTTGGTTTTCTGGTTTTGCCAACCAACCCAACAAACCACCAACAAGAACATTCTGAAAGAATCTTTTGATTCTATCAAAGAAAGGAATCTCAGGTGGTTTGAGACCTTTCAGGAAGTTACCAGCACTTTCTTGTGATTGCTTCTCAGATTCTTTCTCTTCTGTTTCAGCAGCCAGATTCTCTGCTGCCTTTCTCTCTTCATCTGCTTGTTTCTTCTCAGCAGTCAGATCTCTAACCAAGACCTTTGTAATGTCATTAATTCCATCTGAAACTCTCTTCAGTCCAGCTGGAATGATAGCAGTGACTGCCTTCTCTTGTTTCTCTTCTTCTTCTTTTTGTTCCTTATAATCCTTACTTGCTGCCAAAAGTTTTGGACCAGCAACAGTAGATTCCTTTGGTTTTGTTTTGAAAACCTTATTAACATCTACTGTTCTTTTTGATCTTCTCTGCCTTGTTACTTTTATTACTTCTTCTCTCAGGGCTCTTGATCTATCATCACCCTTTCCTTGAGTTTTGAATTCAATTGTGGCAATGGCTTCCTTCATTGCACTGAGATAACTCTCATCATCAGAGATGTCATCCAGGTCAAACCCCAATTCTAGGAGAATGTCAATAGGATCCAAGGAAGCGTTAGCCATTCTGTTGACGCATCTTCTCGTTTTCTTCTTCGATGTGTTGCTGTAACAATGCTACATAGATGTCCCTTTCCCAGGGCATCATATTTTCAACTTCAGTCAAAGAGTATTTATGGTACTGCATCAAGGCAAAATTGAGTTTGAAGTAACTCTCAAGATCCATATGGATCATGCCTACCCGAAAAAAGAGTTCAACCCCTCCAACACGACAGAACTCTTGACTTTGGTTTTGGGATTATAGACTTCAACAGTGTGTTGGAGTTTTGGCATTGTCTCAAAGAACTTCTCAATCTGTTTGAATTGAGTAGAACTCATCTGTTCCAGAAACTCAACCATCTCTTTCTTGGTGCAATCCTCAGATGCCCAAACCTCATCTTCACTGTAGATCTTATCAATACAAGTTGCAATCAACTCAAATGATTGATCCAGAGAAGCATTACCATCAAAATCAAAGTTGTTCTTGATGAACTGTTCCAAAGAGGGATACTTCATATCCATCATCAGAGTGTCATCCAACTGAATACGCTTGGTGTGACCTTCTGGTTCCTGGACCTTGATGTCCTCAATGTCAATTTCAACTTCAACAGGAGTTACACCATCATCAGGTGCAGTGAGAGTAATCTCAACAACTTCACCAACTGACTTGGCACGAATGTTGAGGAACAAGAATTCAATGTCAAAGGTTGGAAGACTTTCCACCTTAACACCTCTGGTCTGAATACAAGCCTTCAGAACCTGTTTGATTGCTGTTGTGATTTGCTTGGTGTCTTCACTTTCCAGAGCAAGAACCAACAGTTTTTCTTCCTTCACAAGGAAGGGACGATATTTGATTGACTTCTTTGTTGAAGGCAATGTCAACTCATAGTAAGGAGTTGCAATCTTTGGTAAAGGCATTATAAAGATTCAGGTGAGATTATTTAGTGGGGTATCAGAATTGTTGAGCTGTTCTACGATCAATGACATAACGAAGATAAGTCATATTAACTGTGTACTTCAGAACATCAGGTGTACCATACTGAACAGGTGTTGAGTTGATACTGATTGGATAAGCCCCTACAAAATTATATTGTATCTGATATGGGACAGTATCTCCAAGACTGGCGAGTCGTCCAATGTGACCAGCGTTCTTCTCAAACTTGGTGACATATACACTATCAGAACGATAATCTGTTGGATAATTCATTCTGTATTGGGCATATGGATTCACATAATCATTCAGGTCACCCTGTTGATTCATTCCAGCAATATAATCAATCCATCCCTCAAACATTTCAATAACACCATACTCATTATCGACATAGAATGAGAAAGACAAATCTTGATATTGCTTTCTGTATGGCATCCTTTCAGTCACACCACGATAATCATTTCTAACTTCGTGTGTTTGAAGAGCGTGACCTGGAAGAGATGTTTGATGACAGGCAAGTTCAATTGATTCTCCCTTTGCGCCATAAGAAATACCCCTACTTGAGAGATAACTTGCAACAGGACCTGGAGGTTGAAGTTTAACAAGAAAGACCGAAGTCTGAGCGACATTCAGAGCTCTGTAGATGAACTCAAAAGTTCCTACTCTTCTTGAACTGGGACCACTAGAATTGGTCGTAGCCATCTATAAATACTGATACTTATATTGTTATTTAGAGATGAATTGGTGGGATACAACCAAGCTTTGTGAGGCATTTAGTTGTGATGGTGCTATGTGTCTCTTATCTGATGATACTCCTGTCAAAAATCATCTTCCTGTCTGTCGTGGAAGAGTTCCTGGTTTTCATCATTCAGAGAAAACCAAAAGAAGGATAAGTGAATCTGCTAAGGGCAGAGATATGAGTAAAGTAGTTGCTGCATCAGTTGCTGCGCGCAGAGGCAAATCAGCACACAATAAAGGTGCTGAATATCCTCACTTGAGAACTACTGGAAAACTCATCAAAGATGGTGTTGTATATGAGGTGGATGGTATTATGAGGTTTGCCAAAGAACACAACATATCATACGCACATATTGGAAGTGTTCTGAATGGTAAGAGAAAATCTCACAAGGGTTTCCATCGTGCCTAAGGATACCAAATGGCATCAGGGAAGGTTTCATCCACAACATCCTGAGAAGTATCAAGGTGATGCTGACAACATCATTTACAGAAGTTCTTGGGAATTGCACTTCTTCCGATGGTGTGATCGTAATGATAATGTTCTAAAGTATGCGGCTGAAGAATTCTCAATTCCTTATGTAAATCCAGTTGATGGGAGAGTTCATCGTTATTATCCTGATGCTCTCGTTGAGATGAAAAGACCCAATGGTGA